TGATTATGGCTTCGACAAGATGCAAGAGGAAATGATTCTGGACTTCATGTGGGAAAATCACAATAAGTTGCGTGAAGTGTCCTTGCGTATGACTCTCAAGCTTGCCGATCTGGTCAAGATCAGTCCTGGAAATTGGCGGAATCTTGCACGTGCTACTTGTATGCGGGCGTAATAACAGAATCAAAATTTTTCAGTAAACGAAATCAAGAACTTGTTTTAGCTCCAGTATCTACTGCTGTCTAAACTGTCCCAATAGGCTTTGTTGTTGCGATTAACAAAGTTCTTGACTAGGTATTTGGCCATTCCCATGTATCCCATCTTCTTGAATCTGCGACTATCTTGTCCACAGTGGTGTCGAACAATTTTAAACTTTCGAGGACTGTACTTGCGAGATAGGAAGAAGTCCTCGCTGGTTGAGAACTGTTCAGGGAAGCCACCATACCCTTCAAAGCGATCTCTACGTGTTAGCATGAAGGCGCCCACAGCAAACGGCGAGAAATATTTCAATGCATGATTGATTAGATTAAATGCGGTGAACCCAACTTTTGCTCTTAGATCGTTGTCATAGCATTTGATGTTGAGGCCAATGAGGTCTAAGTTCTTACTCTCTATTAGGTCGACAGCATCTTGGATCACTGTATCTTTAAAAAAACGCACATCGGCATCAATGAACAGAATGTAGGGTGTAGTGACTAATCGAGCTCCGTTGTTCTTGGCAAGACTAACAGGCCCGCCATCGATAATCTCAACATTCAACTCACCTTTCATTATTTCTATAACTTTTCGAGTGAGGTCTGTAGAACAATCAGCAATGATGATTCTGGTGTTGCCTATTGATTGTTGGCGTAAATGCATTAGCAAATGCGCAATGTAGTTTTCCTCATTCTTACAGGGAACCACTATGGTAATTTTATCACTTATTGTTTTTGACATCTTGCTTCTACTTTAAAACTTTTGAACTTTAACTGCCACTTAACTGTGTTTAGTGCTTGCTCGCAACTCTGCTGGTTCGGAAACTGTATCTCCACTCGACCCGGTTGATCGGTCGGATCGTTTACGTGTATTGCTATTAATATTAGTATCCACATTGTCCTTCTCCTGTGTCCAAGTTATAATTTCCCAACGTCCATCGTGATGTTCTACAAGTGCTGTGCAACTTTCAACCCAGTCGCCATCGTTCATATAGGCAATGCCGTCTATTTCTTTTATCTCTGCGTGATGTATGTGTCCGCAGATAACACCGTCAAAGCCACGTTTCTTACAATAAGCCACTAGATTCTTTTCAAATTGAAATATAAAATCTACTGCCTTCTTAACACGACTCTTGAGATACTTGCTTAATGACCAATAGCCAAAGCCCATACGGTGACGAAGCCAGTTGAACTTGCTGTTAAGGGCAAGGATAACATCGTAGGCCTTGTCTCCTAGAAATGCCATCCATGGAGCAAGACGGGTAATGCCATCAAACAAGTCACCGTGTGTTACAAGGTAGTGTTTGGTGTCTACACCTATGTGTTCGATTTGATTTACTATTTCAATGTTGCCAAAGTTAATACCATAAGGCATTAATGGTCTTAGGAACTCATCGTGATTGCCTGCTACGTAGATTACTCGTGTGCCACGTTTAGCGTGTCCAAGTATACGTCTTACAACATTGGTGTGTGATTGCTTCCAACGCCACTTGTTTTGTTGTATGCGCCATACGTCTAGTATGTCCCCTACCATGTAGAGTGTTTCGCATGTATTGTGCTTGAGAAAGTTGTTGAGCTTGCCGGCTTGACTATCTCTAGTGCCTAAGTGTACATCGGATATAAAAATGCTACGATAAGTTTTCTGCATGAGATATTTATCGTAGCATGGTGTGTGTAAAAATTACAGTTCTATTAAATCTGCACCAGCGTCCATTTTGTTGTAAATGGCTTACCTTTGGCCTTACGTTTCAGTATCTTAGCGAACTCTTTTTTACGTAGTTTGGAAATTGTTTCAGTATCATAGTCAATGCAAGCCTTGTACAGTTTAACTAAAAGTTTTTTCTGTTTCATGGTTGAGTTCTCCTGACAAATATTTATCTTATTTTTATTATCTTTTAAAAGGGGAAGGTGAGGGGCAATATCAATAAGTTCCCTATCTATTGTTGACAATAAATCTAACTTCTGTTATACTTGTATTCAAGTTAGAAAACAGGAGCAATTAATGAGCACTTTTGTTTTTAGGAGCCCGTAAAGCGAGGTCCATATCACCGTGATTGCCGATGATCATGCCCGTGCTACACTGGAGCTGAAACAGCGTCTTATTCAACTTGAACAGATGGGTATTCTAATTACTTCCGACAACTTTGAACTTGTTAGCGCCTACTAAGGAGTGAATGATGCGTAAGTTGGCTACTGTTCGTCATATTGATGAAATTCGCCCTATTGAGGGTGCTGATAGTATTGAGGCTGCTGTTGTCGGTGGCTGGACTGTCGTTGTAAAGAAGGGTGAGTTTCAAGCAGGCGCACTTGCGGTCTACTTGGAAATTGATAGTTTCATCCCCACTGAGTTGGCACCATTCCTGACTAAGCCTGGACATTTTCCCAAGGAGTTTAACGGTGTCAAGGGTGAACGCCTACGGACGGTTAAGTTGCGTGGTACTACTTCACAAGGTTTGTTGATTCCTGCATGGGGTACTTTCCCTGAGGGCACTGACATGACCGAGGCTCTGGGCATTCAAAAGTGGGAAGCTCCTATCCCGGCTCAATTGGCTGGTGATGTTGAGGGTCCGTTCCCCACTGAAGTGCCCAAGACCGATCAGGAACGCATTCAGAACCTGACTGCCGAATTGACTGAATGGCAAGACAACATTAATTTTACCTGGGAAGTTACCGAAAAGTTGGACGGTAGCTCTATGACTGTGTTCGTGAACGGTGATCGTCAAGGTGTTTGCAGCCGTAACTGGAATCTCAAGGAAACTGAAGGCAATACTCTCTGGCATGTAACTCGTCGTGAAAAGTTGATCGACAAGATCCGTGACACTGGTCGTAATCTTGCATTGCAGGGCGAACTGATTGGCGAAGGCATTCAAGGTAATCCCTACAAGATTGCTGGACAGGACTTTCATTTGTTCGATATCTATGACATTGATCAGGGCCGGTACATGACTCCCGTTGAACGGCGGGTGTTTGCTGAAACTCACGGTATCAAGCATGTTCCTGTGCTTGCCGAGGATATTGTGATCCAAGAATTCGTTACTGGACTGCTTACTATGGCTGAGGGTAAGAGCGTACTGAACGATAAGACAGAGCGTGAGGGTTTTGTGTTCAAGTGCAACCAACAAGAGGTCAGTTTTAAGGCGATTTCTAACAGGTTCTTGCTAAAGACTAATTCCTAATTAAAATCATGAGTATCATTCAAGCATATAAATCTGACAGTGATGGCAAACTTTTTGAAGGGAAGCCGGATTACTTGAAACACCTTCGCAAACTGGCAAGTGTCCGGCGTAGTAAAAAACTAAGAGAAAAACTAAATCGTGAGCGTGAGGCATTTCTATCCGTCATGGGTCAGGTTAATTCTATGGATAAACTAAATCAGTTTATCAAAGACAATTGGCGTTGGTTTTGGCAAAATGGTGCATTCGGTGGACCGTTCGTCAAGAATCAAACAGTTCCCAATTTTCACGAATTGGTTGATGTTAAATTACATAATGTTTTTTGGGTCGAAACTATTCGTAATAGTCACAGTTGCCCTCGTAAAGGCGTACAAAACTTTGACCCTAGAAGCGAACACAACAAAGGTAAACCTACTGTATACCCGGGTTGGACTGGTCGTATTAGTATTAAGGTTCGTACTCCAACATACAAATACAAAGGTAAAGAACATTTTTCATCGGGATGGGGGTCTGACTATTTTCATAATACCATTATCAATCTCGGCTGCGGTGGTGGTGGCAGTGACAGCAATAGTGTCAGCTATGCCTATGATGTTAAGTTATTTGCCGCAGATTTCCCAGTGATGTATGAAATGATTCGGCGCAAGCAATGGATCGAAAACGAAAATCAAAAAAGGAAACAGGTTTGGGCTACATTGGGAGGCAATACTATTAAAATGCCATTAGTTAATGATGTTCCAGATGATTGGGTTTGTCCCGATCCACTGGTTAGTATGTGTCCCGAACCACTGGTTAACATGTATTAACAAATTACTTTTCTACTTTAAAGGGAACTATGGTTCCCTTTTTTTACCTCTATACTTGCTATAATTTTTTATCATGTTATACTATCACCATGATGAAATTATCTACAAAAGAACACCTGATTTTTTTCATGCAATCAGGTATGATGAACCTCAGTACGCTTGATCTGAGTTTCATTCAGAACCTTCACCATATCATAATAAAACAAAATGGCATAACGACCAATCAAGTAAAATTGTTTGAAAAAATTATAAAAAAGTACAACAGACAATTTAAGAAACAAAAATTTAAGATAGAATTATTGGAAAACTTACCTTGGACCACGACCATTATAGAAAGTGATCCAATTTATACTGACGCATATATTTCTATCGAAAACAACAAGATTTATTTTAAATCCCCCTACAATAAAGGATTCTTTTTTGAGTTGAAAAAATTAATTATAAACCCATTTACTTTTGACAAAATAAATAAAAGGTATGAGGCAGATTTTTCTACATCAGCACTAAGAATCATTTTTGAATTGGCAAACAAACACTTTGAAAAGGTGCATTATTGTCCTATGTCTAGTGATTTAATTATTTCCAATAACAAATACAATGATGTAAAGATTTGGAATCCCACTTTGGTCTCAGTGAATAATTATTGTTTTATTGCATCATGTAATCAACATTTGTATAATGCAATCAAAGACATTGACTTAAAAATTGACATGAAAACCATATCATTATTAACAGAGTATGGTATAAAATGTTCTGATGACTTGTTGATTCATGAAAACATTAAGTTTGCTAATGAATTGATAGTTGAAGTAAATCTAAAAGATATTGATAGATATATAGAATACTTAAGGCTTTTAGATTGTGATGCAATTCTAATATCCAGGACCACTACTTCGAAAATTTCACAAATGGTCGTAGATAAACTTACCAATGCCAATATTGAAGTCGTAAGAATAGAAGGTTTGTTTTCAACATATACTAATTTAGCTAGAATTAGTAAATATAAATATCCTGTTTTGTTAACACTTCATTCTACTGTTTCGCATATATTTAACAAGTTTTATCCTACAATAAAAAAGCACATAAAAATAATAGACACTAACCCTATAATCCTTGACAAATGAAAACATGTAAAATAGTTATAATGGATGAAGTTAACGCTAAAATAATTGGCTTAGAATTAGCAGATCGTAAAACATTAATGAAAATGTTTGAATACGAATTGCCTGGCGCAAGATATTTGCCAAGTGTTAGGTTAGGAAGGTGGAACGGTAAAGTAAGTTATTTTAGTGTAGGTGGTAGCACATACATTAATTTGCTTCCTGAGATTTTACCTTTACTTGATCAAGCAGGTTATGATATTGAGTTAGATGATCAACGAACATATCAACAAACCTTTAATTTCAGGCAAGTGTCCGAGGATTTATTTTCTAGTCATGTATGGCCCAAAAAGCATACATTAGAAGGACAGCCCATTAAATTGCGTGATTATCAAGTAGAAGTAATCAATCGTTTTTTAGAGAACCCTCAATGCATTCAAGAAGTAGCAACTGGTGCAGGTAAAACAATTACCACAGCAGCATTGAGTTATAGCATAGAAAGTTATGGTCGAAGTATCATCATCGTTCCAAATAAAAGCTTGGTAACACAAACAGAAGAAGATTATAGAAATGTAGGACTAGATGTTGGTGTTTACTTTGGTGACAGAAAAGAATGGGGCAAAAAGCACACAATCTGTACATGGCAAAGTCTAAACAACATGCTTAAAAAAACAAAAGCAGGCGAAGCAGAAGTTCCAATTGGCGAATTTATTGAAGATGTTGTTTGCGTAATGGTTGATGAGTGCTTCAGCGGAACATCTAGAGTTCTCACTACAAATGGATATGTTCCTATAAAGAATATTAAACCAGGCGATAAAGTTATTAATTATTCAGAGGAAACTAAAAAATTCAAGGTTGACACTGTAGTAAAACAGCATACAAATTTGACCAATTCATCAATGGAAAAAATGTATAAGATGGAATTTGATAATGGATCAATAATTGAAGTTACCGGAAATCATAAGTTTTTAACTAATCATGGATGGGTTAGGGCAGACGAGTTAACAGAAAATCATGAAATTTTAACTCCTAGCATAAGTACAGATAACGAAAGCAAAGGAATTGAAATGAATCCCAGAACAATGGATAAAATGATAAGAATTAATAAACGATTAGAGGAATTTAATCAAAATACTAGATTGATCGAATTATCTACGGCCCGCGCCTTACTTAACACCGGCAAAGAAATTTTCAGTCCAAATCTGGATAAATTTATTAAACGAATAATGAATACTAAAATTATTGATTGGGTAAAAAATACAGATAATCTTTTGTCTGGAATAATCCACGAATCAGAAATTAAGTCTATTTCATTTTCTGTTGGTGGCAGGGCGGCACAGGCAAAACACGGAGATAAAATTAGAAAAAATCTTAATTATAGTTTGAATTCATTCATTAAAGGTCATGTACCATGGAATGCCGGAACAAAGGGTCAAAATATAGGGAAAGGTAAACCATGTAGTTTAGAGACAAAAAATAAAATTAGGGAGAAACTTTTAGGTGAAAACAATTGTAGATATGGCTATAAATATTCAGCAGAGGAACGAGAACAAAAATCTATAGCCGTAAAACAGGCCATTTTAACCGGAAGATTTACCCCTAAATTAAACAACAGAAATACACACTGGGAAGCATCATTAGATGAAACATTATATCGGTCAAGTTGGGAAGCATTATACAAATACATAAATCCCAATGCGAACTACGAAGAACTACGAATTCCTTACCAACATGCTGACGAGTCTAAAATTTATATTGTAGATTTTATAGATCATGTTGATAAACAAGTAGTAGAAGTAAAATCCAAGGAGCTATGTGCGGGGGAGAAATTTGCATGTAAGATAAATGCACTTACGGAATGGGCTAATACAAATGCCTATACTGTACTGATAGCTGACAAGGATTGGTTACTAACTCACATGCCGATCCTTGATTATTCTAGATTTGACAAAAATACGGCGAAAAAAATTAAGGCATTATATGAAGCTCATAAAAAAAACTGAAATTGAAAAACCCCAAGAAGTCTTTAACTTACATGTAGAAAACAATCATAACTACATTGTGGAAGGTGCAGTGGTTGCAAATTGCCACATGGCAAAAGCTGATGCATTGAAAACATTGATGACCAGCGTGTTTGCACATGTTCCTATTCGTTGGGGATTAACAGGAACAATACCCAAAGCCAAGTATGAAGCGCAGGCATTGTTTGTGTCATTGGGAAATGTAATAGGTAAACTTTCAGCAAGCGAATTACAAGACAAGGGAGTGTTGGCACAGTGTCATGTAAACATCGTGCAATTACAAGACCACGTTGAGTTTACAAACTATCAAAGTGAACTTAAACATCTATTAGAAGATAGTAACCGATTAGACAAAATCGCCGAACTAATCTTAAAAATAAAGGATAGTGGTAATACATTAATACTTGTTGACAGAGTTAATGCAGGTAAAGAATTAATTGATAGATTGCCCAACGCAGTATTCGTAAGTGGTGGAACAAAACTAACTGAACGAAAAGAAGAATATGATGAAGTCGCAACCGCAACAGATAAAATTATAATTGCGACTTATGGTGTCGCCAGTGTTGGTATCAACATACCTCGCATTTTTAATTTGGTGCTCATTGAACCCGGAAAATCCTTCGTTCGTGTTATCCAAAGCATTGGTAGAGGAATTCGTAAAGCAGAAGATAAAGATCATGTTGAAATTTGGGACATAACCAGCAGTTGCAAATTTGCTAAACGACATTTGACTCAAAGAAAGGCTTACTATAAAGAGGCAAAATACAACTTTAGTATAGAAAAATTAGAATATAAATGATAAATATAAGTGTAGTTCGCGGATTTGGACGATCCCAACTACTCTAACGCTGTAAGGAGCATCAGCAATGATATTTATCAACAACAAATATACCGCATGGTATAATTCCATAATTCAAAAAGCATCTCAAAGATGCCTACCGGGGTATACGGAGAGGCATCATATTATTCCTAAATCATTGGGAGGTGGAGAAAGTATAGACAATTTGGTTAAACTTTCTGCCAGGGAGGATTTTATATGTCATATGTTATTGACAAAAATGACAACCGGTCACGAAAAAATAAAAATGCTTCATGCTTTGGGAAAATTTGTACAATGTAATCATTTACAACAACGAGTATTGACATCAAGACAGTACGATATTGCTAGAAAAGCCATAATAAAAGCGAGAATAGGTTCAAAACATACCTTAGAAACTAGACAAAAAATATCTAACAAATCTAAAGGAAAAATTCCATGGAATAAGGGATTGACCGGAATAAAACACTCAGAAGAATCAAATACGAAACGATCTCGGACGCTAAAAGGAAAATCATTATCTGAAAAAGTGGGTGAAGAAAGAGCAAAAGAAATAAGACTAAGAATTAGTACAAGTAAAATAGGTAAACCAAGTGGAACGAAAGGTCGCATTCATCCAAGAAAAGGTACGCACGGCCTTTGGAAGATGTCCGAAGAAGGTAAAAAAAATGTCAGTATAGCAAGAAAAGGAATACAGTTTTCGGAAGAACATATAATTAATCTAACAGAAGCGAACAAAATAAATGGATTAAAAAGAAGAGGCATACCGCAAAAAACAACTATCTGCCCACATTGCGGCAAAACGGGCAGTGTAAACGGACTAACACGGTACCATTTTACCAATTGTAAAGACAAAACACATTAAAGGTGATATATTTGTATTATAATGACAACATCTTTAAGATGTTTGTTGAGGAGAAAAATCCTGCGTATCCTAACCTTAGAAAATCAATATTACAATTTAGAGAATCTTCCTGAAGAAGTCGATGATTTAAGATTTGCAATATTGGATAATAGCAATCCAAGTAATGTAGATTATCATTATATTCCATTGATATTTTTGGAAAGTTTTTCTGCACCAGCGCTTGTTCTTAAAATAGGCAACAAAACGATTCGTATGCCTGTTGATTGGCAAATACTAATTGGCGAAAAAGATCACGGCGATTTAGAAACACTACCTTTAACAAGTATTAATGACAGGGGATTTTCAGCATTTGAGTTTAATCCATTAAGCTCTTTTAATCCTAGTTTTCTTCCAATTGAAATCTTAGACATATACCATGACGTAACTTGGTATGCGCCAAGATTAAAGAATGGTCAGTTTTTATGTGTGCCCATTGATGACACGGAAAAGCCCAAATGTGTTTACTTTGTTAAAGAGATTAGTAGAAACTGTGAGATTGTAAACTATACATTAGCTTTCTAGAAAATAATGGTAACTAAAAAACAACCAGTTGATGAAAAATTTGAAAATCAAGATTTTGATTTGTTCGAAGCCCTAAGTGCTTTGGATAAAAAAGACTATGATTATTATGATAAATTAACAGAAGAACAAAAGAAAAAGTTTGTTCCCTATATGATGACATTGTGGATGAGCGCAATCAAAGGTAGTAAAGATATTCAATCATATTACATCCAAAGCACTAACCATTATGCCAACAAATATTTGTTCAACGAAAATGTACAAAAACATCCTAAACTTCAATGGTTGATGCTGTGCGCAATAAGCCCGGGTTTAGGAAAACAATTTCATCAGTGGATACCTCATATAGCTAACAGTGTGTCTAGATTAGAACAACCTGCAAAAGTAAAGGATATCAAAGAATACTTTACCAAGATATATCCTAAAGCTGACACAAATACATTACAAGAATTTTCAGAAACCTTTGTATCAGATCATAAGAAAAAAGTTTATTTGGCAAAAACTTTCCCCAATCTTAAAATTGATGAAATTGAAACTCTTAGTCAAATTGTAACCGATGACGATATTAAATCGTATGAAAAAGACCGAGGAAACTAACAACCAGTTTAGTTGTGATTTTTGTAATCGTAGTTTTTTACGTGAAACCGCAATTGCCAAACACCTATGCCAATACAAGC